GTAAAACCGTGCTTCTCACACCAAGCGGCATAAGAAGTCTTTGAGCCTTTGTAGAGCTTCTGGTTTTGGTTGCTGAAGACAAACCTGATGTCGGTGTGTGGAAACTGCTGTTTCAAAAGCAGGTGCTTCTGACGCTCTTTTGGTAAGAAGCGTCCTTTTGTTTCCACAAAGAAAAACCCACCGTCTTTGGTGGGTATCTTGAAGTCAGGAGTGTAGTAGCTGTCGCGTGAAGGCCAGACGTAATAGATACGCTCTGTCTCATACTCGACCTCGATACCACAGCCTTTGATTTGCTCTGCTATCTTGATCTCTAGCCCACTCCTATATCCACGTTGATAAGCCTTAGAAGTCGTCCGAGAACTCATCGGTTTCTTGTGGGTTCGTCTTTGAGGCAACATAACCACCTTCCACAGCCCCAAAGTCATCGCCATCATTGCCGTTACCTTCGGCTGGCTTGATAAGCTGGACTGCATTTAAGTTGAGCTTGATGCCGCAGTTGATGCCTTTGTCGTAGGCTGTCAAAGTGCCAGCAATCCTAATGACTGACCCGCCCCAGATTTGAGGCACGTTGTCCATCATGAGCTGACCTTGGCTATCCTTAATCTTGGGAGCGAACTTGCTCTTGGTCTTAAAGATGATCTCACCAGTATCAGCGTCAGTGGCATAAGGCAGCATGGCCTTAGACATCTTGTCTCCAAGCTGTTCTTTGGCAAACTCGTTGATCTTGTCGATCAAAGGCTGTGCCTCTTTGCTTGGGACAAGTAGGTTAGTTTTCCATACACCGTCCTCATCAAACTTGGTGTCAGGCTTGTTAGGCTGCAACCAAGGGTACTGTGCGGTGCCTTGGGGTGTGGTGTAGTTTAATCTGGCTTGAGCCATAGTTTAGTCTCCTTACTTTTGTCTGCTTTTTTAGGGGGTGGTGCTAATGACGAAATGAGGATGCCGAGGGCATCTGCATGTGCCAGTAAATCGACAGGCAGTGGCTCACCTTTCAAGTGGTATAGCCGCGCCTGTTCAAGCACCTTTTCTCTTGGGTGCATGGGTTTGCTCCATGTAGTCTTTTTGTTATTGGGGCAATACAAATAGCCGCATTAAAAACAGAGGCAGTTTGTATTAAAGAAAGCAGTAATCACTGTTGACGATCTGCTTTAAGTCCAAGGTGCCTTTAGGTGGCACTTCGGGCAGTTCAGCTTTCTCAGGATGCTCCAGTTGTTCGACAACTTGATCCTTGAGATGCTGGTAGAGACAATCACCTTCGTACTGTTCGATGAAAGCCTCTCGTACAGCCTTGAACATCAAGACCGTATCTGCTGGACAGGTTGCAAAGCTGTCATGAATAAGGAAGAAGTCCTTGATGCCGTAGTCGTCAAAGCATTTCAGAACCGTTGAATGTAGGTGAGCTGAGTCCAGTGCATGTGTGTGGTTAGCGGCAGCGGCTGCATTAGCCTTTCTGCTATCCACTGTGCGTTGCTCATCGTGCCTGATGGTCACTTGACTGCGCTTGATATCACCGTACTCTCTGTCGTAAAGGTAGACCTTGATCGCCTTCGAGGGCTTCTTGGTGTAACGATTGACAACAGGGAACCCCAGCGGAGTCGTCCAAGTCATCATCTTGTTCTCGTTAGAGCAAGCGTCACAGAGCTTCTGGATAAAACCCATGCCTTCGTTGGCACTCTGCACGACCTCATTGACCGCATCCCAGCTTTTCTTGGCTAGGTAATGGGCAGACTTATCACCCCTGTCCATGCCAACGCTCTCACCTGTCTCTTTGTCGAAACGCTCCATAGAGAAGGGGTTGGTCTTGTAGCCCTTCCAGTCACCCTTTGTAGTGATGGCATCATTGATGGGCTTCATGAAGTCAGTCTTGATCTGCTGAGTGAAACCGTAAAGGTTAGAGCCGTAAGACTTGACCATCACGTTGCGCTTGATCGTTGACCGTGTGACCTTATGCTTCATCCACTGGTCACGAATGTCCTTATCTTTGGATGTTGTGTCAGCTTCGATCTTTGCTCTCACAACACTAGCGACAGATTCATAAAGGTCTTGAGGTTTCTCTGATGGCACTAGCCCTGTCAGTTCCCCTTCTTTTTGACTGAGCGACAAGGCACTAAAATGTTGCAGTCCTGAGTTGCTCCCATCAAGTCCTATCGGAAACCCAGACTCATACTCGTAACCGTAAGTCATGACATTGTGCAGTTCTAAACAGGCCGCTAGGAAGCCAAAGGGCTTGTCTGCTTGGCTCCAATAGAGCTTGGTGGGGTCAGTACCGTCAAAACTCTCTCTGAAGTCTACAGCGACCTCTCTTAGCTGTTCTTGGTGCTCGTTAACCCAAGCCAACCTGTCCTCGATGGATGCCTTGCTTATCCTGTCAAAGTCACCAAGGTCAGCGCACTTGATCGCCAGCCATTGCAAGCCTTCCTCGCCAATGGGCTTCTTGTTGTGTAAAAGCAGCATCGACTTGATGTGATCACCGCGCTGATGGCTAAAGTTAGCGATAGGATATACCCTGCCTCTGAAATCCCAGCTTGCACCGACCCAGAAAGCCTTTGTAGGCAGTTTGGCAAGTGATCTGGCGGTTCGTAGGTCTTGAAGCTTTAGAGCCAGTCCACCGTCAATCTCGCGGTTCTTCTGGAACAGTTCACGGGCTTTGAGAACCCAGCCTTTCTTCTCTAGCTTGTCCATGTCATCCCAGTTGTCAGGGAAGGGCATCTTGTCGAGCTTCTCAGCATGTGGAAACTTGGCAAATGTCTTGTTGTTCTCCCATGCCCACTCGACAGCCTCAAGCACTGGCACGTTGATCTCGAAAGGTGTGTTCTGGATCAGGTTCAAAGCTCGAAGCATCTCAGACATCGAACCATCAGCTAATGCTACTTTGACTAGCTTGCGCTGCTTCGCGCTGGCACCTCGTACAATGGGAACTTGCGCGCCCAATGCACTGTCGAGATACATACCAGCCGTGCGCTTGTGAGGCTCGTTGTTCACTAGGTCATCAAAGGTCTGCCACTGGACAGGCTGAACCGTCATAGGCGTAAACATAGGCTCTAACCATGAGGCGTTCTGGTTGAACTCCTCTAGTCTGCGCTTGTTGTCATCAGACATGGTAATGTATCTGTCTTGACCAATTCTCTCAGCATCAAAGTCAACCCATTGCAATCCCATACGCTTAGATGTCTTTAAGCCTCTAGCTGTGACCTTTGTGCTTTCCCAAGTGTCAAAGACATCCGTTGCAATTACGACAGCATTTAACAGTAATGAGCCAACCTTGACGCATGTCTCTTTAGTCCAAGGTTCTTTGGTGTGTCCTTCCTTGGTAGCTATGTTCTTCAAAGCCTGTTCTCTATACTTGCGAGAGGTGTGATCCCTCATGACCTTGGCGTACAGTCTTTTCTCTAGGTCACTGTCTTGGTCTCTAAGCCATCTGCCCCACTGTTCCATCTCGACACCACGCCCCATCTCTACAAGAGTAGAGGCGACAGTCTTTCCACGACCCACAGCATCTAATGCTATCGACAAAGCTATTACAGCCATCACACTTGTCTCTAAGCCTTCGATCTCTTTAGTCCATGTAAACTGTCTACCAGAGCCAGCCGTTTGTTGGTCATGGATCACAGAGTCCAGATACTTAGTTACTGCTTCTTGATACTTATCTACGATGGGCAAAGCTGCATTAGTTGCACTAAGGTTTTTATTCTTGTCGAGGCGTTTGAGATACCTGCGTCTACCTCTTAGCTGCATCGCTTTCTCTTGTCGTAACTCAGCAATGACTTCGGGTGACTGATGATAGTTGTTGTAGATTTCTTTTAGCTTGTCGAATGAACCGAGGGTGCTTCTTGGTGTCATTTAGATCACTCCTTCGTGGCTGTGGCGTACACAGCATGTGTGTACTAGGTGGACACAAAAATAAGTCCTTGTATTACTTGGATTTCCACTTGGAGCGATTTAGGCCATAAAACACTAAAAAAGCCCCCTTGGAAAACCAAAGGAGCTTCTTATTTTAGGCATTTGTTTTGGGCTGTGAATACCACTTGGGTTCAGTGGTTTGTTGACGCTAGTCACTTAGTTTGTGTTAACTACTCACATGATTTATTGAACTCAGTCCTATGTAATGTTGAACTGAGTATCAGTCGCTGCTTGCTGGTTTGCTCTAGCGAACTCGCTGTAAAGATTCCTGCTTCTTACAATGTTTTCTGTGTTCACATATGTCCAATGTGCGCCATTTCTCATCGTAGACTCGACCCACCAATCTTGTGCTGTGTAACGCTTCCGACCATCGACAACAGTCTCTGTAATTGTGTCAAATCCAATTGAGTCTTTGACAATTGCACTTGCTGCTTTGTGGCTTATGTGTAACTCCGATGC